CGATTTAGAATACCAATTAGAGTTTTTCGACGCTGGAGATAATAAGTCTAACATATTAGGATACTTAAATACTTTTAAAGAATTACTAAAAGCGATTAATAGAGAAATATCTAGTAGAGGAGGAAAAGAAGATTCTTTAGGATTAATACAGAGCTTAGAGGATAAGCTAAAAGAATTAGGTAAAAACCTTAAACAAGCTAATACTGTTAAAGAAATATCTAGGATAGGAGAAGAGATAAAAGCGGTTAACAGAGAGTTAGCTTTTTATAAAGAACTATCTAAAGGAATTAGCGACGTAGGAAACGACCCGGAAGAAAGCGATTCGTTTTTTAATACTTTCGACGAAGATTCTAAAGACCCTATGTCTATAGATGAAGACCCGGAGATACAGTTTGCTAGACTTAAAAGGCGAGAGTTATTAGATAACGCTGCAGAGACTACGGACGGACTTATAGCGGAAGAGAAAAGATTAGCGGAATCTAAAAAAAGAGAAGCAGATAAGCTTAGAGAAATAAACAACCAGAGATTAGAATCTACTGCTAGTTTAATAGGTTCTACTATTCAGTTATTATCTAGAGACGAAGAATCTAGAAGAAAGAACGCTAAACTTATAAAAGCTTTTGCTATAGCAGAGATTGCCATTAACACGCAAAAGGCTTTAATGAATGTAGAGGTTAACGAGAAATCGCCTTTATTCCTACCTAACTTATTTACTGGTGGTTTAGCCGGCTTAACTGTTGGAGCTGTTCAGAAGATAGCTATAGCAGCACAAGGAGCAGCAAGTATAGCGACGGTAGCTTCACAGAAATTCGCAAAAGGAGGTATCTTAAACGGTCCAAGTCACGCTTCGGGAGGTATTAAAACTAATCTAGGCGAGTTAGAAGGAGGAGAAGCTGTTATTAATAAAAAGTCTACGGCTATGTTTGGCGGTACTTTATCTGCTATAAATGAAGCCGGAGGAGGTAAAAAATTCGCTAGAGGTGGAGTATTACCTACACCTAGTACTATAACTACTCCTAACGATATAAATAAGGATATATTAAGAGCTTTAACTAACTTTAACCTAAGTCCTACCGTAAGTGTAGTAGAGATTAACGAAGCTCAGGCTAGAATATCAGAAATAGAAAACAATTCAACATTATAAAATGAGTAACAAAAAAAGGATTTCGGAACTACTAAATATAGATTTAGAATCAGTAGAGAAACTATTTAACGAAGGTCTTATAGACCCAAGAGGACTTAATAAATATTTATTATGCTCTGACTTTAAAGAGTTAAAGGAGTTAAAACCGGAAGCTAAGAACTTAGATTTATATACAGAGCTTAGTATAAAGTATAACCTTTCTGAGTCTGCTGTCTATAAGTGGGTTAATAACTATAAAAACTAGTTTACGTTTCGTAAACTTATAAAGTAAAAAAAGTTAATAATATTATAAAATATGTGGTATAAAGCATTAAAAGTAAATAACGCAGTAGAGCTAGACTTATTCGACGAGATAGGAGGGTGGGGAATCTACGCTAAAGACCTTAAAGACGAACTATCTAATATGATAGGTAATCCTACAGAAGAAGTAGTAGTTAATATTAACTCTCCGGGAGGTTCTGTTTTTGAAGGTATCGAGATTTATAATTACTTAAAAGGTTTACCTAATAAAGTAACGGTAAATATTAACTCTTTAGCCGCTAGTATCGCTACCGTAATTGCTTTAGGAGCAGATGAATTAGAGATTAGCGAAAGCGCTTTCTTTATGATTCACAATCCTTGGACTATGGCTGGAGGAGAAGCGGACGACTTAAGAAAACAAGCGGACGTACTAGACAAGATTAAAGATACTATCGTTAATATCTATAAAAAGAACTCTAACCTAGAGGAATCTAAGTTAACTGCTCTTATGAACGAAGAAACTTGGTTGACTGGAGCGGAAGCTTTAGAGTACGGTTTTGCGGATAGATTAACGGAAGGAGTAGCTATAGCAGCTATGGCGAGTAAGGAATTTGTAAATAAATTTAATAATATACCAAACGGTTTAAAAATGGCAGAAAATCAAGAGACTGTAGAAGCAGTTGAAGAGGTTGCTATCGAAGCTACTAACGTAGAAGAGACTGTTGAGGAAACTACAGAAGTAGTTGAATCTACGGAGGAAATTACTAACGAAGTAGTAGAAGAGGTAACAGAAGAAAAAGAAAGTATCCTTAATAAGGTAAAAGCTTTCTTATCTAACAAATTAGAAACAGCATCTAACGAATTACAAGATAGATACGCAGAGATTTCTAACGAGGTTAAGAGCTTAAAAGAGGCTAACGCTGATTTAGATAGTGAATTAATCGAAACTAGAAACGTACTAGAAGAGTCTTACGAGGCTATGAACTCTCTTAAAGCGACTATCGAAGCAAAGGATTTAGAGATTAAGGAATTAAACGAGAAGCTAGAAGAGCCTATCGGAGAGGATTTAGTTCCAGTAGTAGAGCCAGAAGCGAAAGCAAAGGCGAGTGTAAAAGAAGTATTTAGAAACTTAAAAAAATAATAAAATGGCATTTGATTTAACAGCGTTATCAGACTATACAACTGAACACGCAGGAACATTTTTCGCTAAATCGGTAATGAAATCGAAATTAGCAGCATTAGCAACTGTTTACACTGGGTTTAAACCGGGTACTCATAAGCTACCAGACGTAGAACACGACTACGACTTATTACAAAACGGAGAGGCTTGCGGATTTAACGCTTCGGGAGACTTAAACATCGAGCAAAGACAAATTATCGTAGAGTCTTTAAAGATTAACACTCAGTACTGCGTTAGAGACTTAGAGAAGAAGTTTACTCGTCAGATTATGCCTTCAGGTCAAGACTACGAAGGATTAGCACCTTTAGAAGCAGAATTAATGGCTTCTTTAGATAGAGCTATTGGTAAAATGATGGAGCAAGTATTAGTTAAAGGAGATAAGTCTACTGCGCCTAACGCTTTAGCTTCTTTAGACCACTTAAACGGTCTTAATAAAGTTATCGCTACTGAAATCGCTGGTGGAGGTATTCCAGCTGCTCAGGCTTTAAGTTCTGGAGCTTTAACTACTGCTAATATCGTTTCAAGAGTAGAAGCTCTTTACGACGCTTTACCAGTAGATGCTTACTCTACTATTAACGACGAGAAGTGGTACGTACTTATGGGAGACGATAAGGCTAAGATGTACGATAGAGGTTATAGAGATAACTTAGGTACTACTGTTTATAACACTGGTTTCGAAAAGAGATTCGTAGACGGTACTAATATCGGTATCGAAGGAATCCCGGGATTAAACGGAACAGATAAATTAGTTCTTATTAAAGAGTCTGATTTAGTATTAGCAGTAGACGTAGAAGGAGAAGAAATGGACTTAAAAGTAGGAATGGACCAGTACGAAGAGAACGTATGGATTAAGGGTAGATTCGCTGCAGGTTTCCAAATTCACTTCCCATCTCAAGTAGTAGTAGATAACTACTAATAAAAAGATTTAATAACGGGGGTCTTCGGACTCCCTTTTAAAAAGATATAAAATGGCAGAATGTTTAATTACAGCAGGTTGGGCAGGTCCATCTTGCGACGAGACTTTCAACGTACCGGGTATTGAGAAAGATAAAATTTATGTAGGTAATAAGTCTGAGATTACGGCGTTCACTAGCACGGTAGACGGAGAAATTGACGGTCTTACTTTCGATACTTACAAAGGTTTATACGCTCTTACAGTTCATAAAGACACGGCTTCTTTTACAGAAGAATTACAAGTAGGTGCTAACTCAGGTTATTACTATAACGAGACAGTAACTTTTAGAACTATCGACGCCTCTACAGCGGTTAGAAACGCTATCGAGGATATGGTAGGTACTTCTTTAGTTTTCGTACTTAAGGATAAAAACGGTAAATGGACTGTTTTAGGAGAGACTGACGGTGTAGAGCTTTCAGAACAGACTAAGACTTCAGGAGCTGCTCCGGGAGACGATACGGGAGACGTTTTAACTTTTACGGGAGTAAATAGAGGTAAAGCGAAGAAGTTTTTTGCAACTGATGCAACTACAACTGACTCTACTCTAGCGGGTTACTTACTTTAATAGTATCTAAGCTTTATTAAAGGGTTCGGAACGGTTCGGAAGGGTTCGAAAGGGTTACGGAACGGTTTACAAATAGAATCTAATATAATATAAGCTTAATACAAGTAGAATATAATTTAATAAAAGGGGAGGTTAATAGCCTCCTTTTTTTATCTTTAAAAAAAATACGTACTTATGGAAGAGAAAAAGACTAAAAGAACTTATAAGAAGCGTTATAAGGAACTTTCAGAAGAAAGTCAATTGAATATTAATAAAGAAGAAGAAAAAGCCTTAAAACCTAAGAAATGGGTGTTTAAGAACGTAAATAGAAAGATACTCTTAGCTGGTTCTGTAATTTCTAACTACGACTTAGAAAATAACCAAGCTTTAGCGGAAATCTTAATATCTAAAGGTTTAGGTAATCTTATATGCTTCGAGTAAGACAGATTTACTATAAAGAGATTCAGAAAGTTATTAATATGGAGCGGACTAAGGATTTCGTTCCGTATTATAACCCTATATCCGACGAAACCTTAGAAAGCGGAGTTATTAGAAGACTATTCGAGGAAGGAGATTATAAAGACTCGGAGTATTACGGGGTGTTATCTCATAAGTTTTATAAGAAACTAAAGAAAGATTCTAACTATATAGAAAATACTATCTTAAACGACGAAGATAAAGCGGACGTTTATAGCTTCTTTGGTAACTTAACTAAGACTAACTTAATTACTCAGGGTAATAACTGGCACCCTTTATTTGTAGATATCTATAAAGTTATAGCTAATCGCTTAGACTGGGGTATAGACTTAGAAGATAATAAAGCGTTAATGCAGCCTATATATTCTAACCATTGGATAGCTTCTAAGGAGACCTTTAAAGAATTTTGTTTAGACTTTCTTATTCCGGTTACTGATTTAATGCGTGAATCGAAGCTTTTAAGAGACTTATGTTATCAAGACGCTAATTATATTAGTAGAGAGAAGATAAGCCCAGAGAACTGCTTAAAAGTATTTAATAAACCTTATTATACCTATCACTGCTTTATACTAGAACGCTTATTCCCTTTATTCTGCTATTTAAGAAATAAAACCGTTAAGCATATATGAAATTCTTAGTATTAGTACCAATTTATAGACGTTATAGCGTTTTAAGGCTTTTTAACGAAGGTTTAGAGAGTTTAAAGAGGAAAGGATACGAAATAGAAGTTCTAGCAGTAGGAGACGAAAAAGACGCGCCTATAGCTAAAGAATTAGGTTATAGATACGTTACTCATAGAAATATACTAGGAGAAAAGTTAAATAAGGCTTTAAAAGTAGCTAAGAGAATAGATTTCGACGCTATGTTAATGTTAGGTTCCGACGATACCTTAAACGCAGAAGTATTAGACTTTTATATAGAAGCCTTTAATCACGATTACCGCTTCGTAGGTTTCTTAGATTGCTATTTCTACGACTTAGAAAAGCGTAATATGATTAAGTGGAACGGTTATAGAGGAGAAAGAGCCGGAGAACCTATAGGAGCTTGGAGATGTTTTAGAAGAGATTTAATAGAGGAGCTTAATTGGGAGCTTTGGGCGAATCAGCACTACTCTATAGATTATACGATGTGGAATAAGATTAAAAAGAGGGAGGATATACTAACTACCTTTTTATTAGAAGATATGTTTATTTGCGACCTTAAAACCTCCGATAATATAACTAAATTCCGTAAATTCGATAACTCGGTAATAACTAACCCTTTAGAGGGGTTAAATAAGTTAGAAGCTAATTATAAAAACCAGATACTAAACTATGGACAATAAGATACACGAAACCGCTATTATAGGCGAAAACGTAACGATAGGGAAAGGTAATATTATCGGAGCTTATACGGTTATTTACGATAACGTAGAGATAGGAGATAATAATACTATCGGTAGCTTTGTAGTAATAGGAGGAGACGGAGAAACGAAAAGAGAGACGGAGTTCACAAAAAAGATTATAATTTGTGACAATAATTTAATAAACCATCACGTAACAGTAGATAGAGGTAACGAAAGAGATACTATCATAGGAGATAATTGCTATATTATGACTAAGTCTCACTTAGGTCACGACGTACAGTTAGAAAATAACGTAACTATATCTTCCGGAGCTAATATAGGAGGACACGTTACTATAGAGCAATACGCTAACATAGGACTAAACGCTGAGGTACATCAGAGGTTAAGAATAGGTCAAGGTGCTATGGTAGGTATGGGAAGTTCTATTACTAAAGACGTTTATCCTTTTATGAAAGTAGTAGGAGTTAATAGAATCTTAGGTTATAACGTAAAACGTGTAAAAGCTTCCGGCTTAGAGATGCGCGAGATTAGAATTATAGGTAGAGAATTTAAGGTTAAGTAATGAGGTTAGCAGCTTGTTATACAGTATTTAACGGAGTAGAGTTATTAGAATACGCTATAGACTCGGTTAAGAATCACGTAGACGAAATTATAATAGGTTTTCAGACCGTTAGTAATTACGGTAACGAATGTAAAGCGGTTTTAGACTTTATAGATAGATTCCCTAATTATAACTATTTCGTATTCGAGCCAGACTTAAAAGTAGACGCTAAGACTAACGAAAAGAGAAAACACCAAGAGTTAATAGAGTTCGCGCGTATTTGTAATTGCTCTCACTTCTTTTTATCCGCTACAGACCATTTATATAAAGAGGACGAGATTCTATACGCTAAGAATTTAGTAGAGACTACCGGAGTTAAGACTACTTACTCTAAAATGATAACTTACTTTAAAGACCCTACTTTAAGATTAGAGCCTTTAGAAGCCTATTATATGCCTTTTATCTGTAGTACTTCGGTTAATATAGGTTTACACGCCCCGGTATTAGTAGACCCTGCTTGTAGTTTTAGACCTTTTGCGCC